GATGGGGTCAGTGCTAGCCCTTATCGGATGGGTTATCAGCTGATTAACCGAGTGCGTGGCCTCATCCAGCCGTATTCATCACCTGCATCTTTGGTGGGATAATGCCAGCTGCGATTACCACACTACGTAGCACACTAGCCACAGATCTTACTAACGCTGGCGTGTGGTCAGTCTTTGCTTTTCCACCAAGTACTCTGCTAGCCAATGCAGTCGCAATCACCCCTGGCGATCCTTACATAGTGCCAAGCAATAACGATCATGTGACAGTATTGCCTTTAGCAAACTTTAGAATTTTAATTACAAAACCTGCGTTAGATAACCAGGGCAACTTGGCTGGTATGGAAGATTACATAGTAGCCGTAGTAACAAAGTTAGCAGCGTCAGCGCTGACACTTAATATATCAAGCATTTCAGCTCCAGCAATCGTAAGCGCTCAAAGTGGCGATTTATTGGTGTCTGAAATTACAGTATCAATCCTAACGAGCTGGAGTTAAATTATGAGCAAAGAAGATGATTTAGCCTTCTTAATCAAGACAGGCCAAATAAAGGAAGAACCAAAAGGCAAAGCAATAACCAACAAGAATGACGAGGAGTAACAATGGCAATATACTTAAATAACAACGTCGGCGTTAAGTTGGCTACCAACGCAGCGCCTACTACACCTTCAATCGATATCAGCGACGTCGTATCAAGCGCTGTTATCAATCAAATCGTAGATGAGCTAGAAATTACCGCATTTGGAGATACCAGCCACCGCTACGTGGCAGGATTACAATCAGGCACATTTACTATTGACTTTATGAATGACTGGGCTTCATCAGAGGTCAGCCAGACACTAAATGATGCATTTGGCAAGACTTTATCTGTATCAGTTATTACAGTTAAGGGCACAGCCGTATCAGCTGCTAACCCTACTTACCAGTTTTCAATCCTGGTAAATAACTTAACGCCAATTGGATCAGCTGGAGTAGCCGAAATTGCTACATCTAGCGTTACATTTACTGTAAACTCCGCAATAACAGTATCGCCATCAGTGGCGTTCTAATTAAGGAGTAATAATGGCAAAGCTTATAATTACAAGGGCTAATGGTGAAGTCACAGAACACAAGATAACACCAGGGATCGAATATAGCTTTGAGTTAAAATGGGGTTCAGGTATTAGCAAGATCTTGCGTGAGCATGAACAGCAAACTCATATTTACTGGTTGGCTTGGGAGTGCTTACGCAGATCTGGCGCACAAATACCTTTATTCGGCGCAGAGTTTATTGACAGTTTAGAAACTGTCGAGGTAGCAGACGAAGAAAAAAAATAATAAAGCGGGATTCTACTGCTTACGGCATAGCCACATTATCCGTAGAAACTGGGATACCGCCTAGCGAGTTTATTAACATGGACTCGGAAATGTATCGGGCAATTATTCAAGTATTGACTGATAGAGCAGAGAGGGTCAAAAATGCCAGTAGAAGTCGTAGGCGTTAAAGACGTACTCAATGGCTTGACTTTTATTGATGAAGATATGTACAGGCGTGTTAAGGCTGCGGTAGAACCTGTCATGAAAGGCGTAGAAGCCAAAGCTAAAGGTTTTGTGGCAAGCAATAATGATGTGTTGTCTGGCTGGACTAAACCAATATCATCTACTACAGATTATCGGCCATTCCCTAAATATGATGAGGCTACTGTCCGTGGCGGTATTGGATTCAAAGAAGGTCAAAATCGTAGATTTAATAATGGTTACCAGGTAGAAAGTTATGTTTACAATATCAGCGCACCTGGTCGTATTTATGAAACCGCAGGTAGATTAAACCCACAAGGTAGAGCGCCATTTACTTCTGTTGCAGAAGGTGGCGGCACAATGGCATTTAAGCAATCAGGTAGCAGAAAAAACAGAAGCAGATCTACAGCTGCATATAATTCTAATAATCCGTTTGCTGGCTATCAGTTTGTTACTGACCTGCCAACCCTTACATCTCAGCCTAAAGTTAAAGGCGCTAGAGGTGGTGGTCGTAAGACTAAAGGCCGTTTAATCTATAAGGCCTGGGCACAAGATAGCGGTGATATCTATGGCGTAATATTAAAAGCCATCAATGCAACAGCCACACACTTTAATAAGACTACAGATAAGAAGGTCGCATAATGGCCAATATAGTCGTCTCGGCGCTCAGTACCTTTAATAACAAAGGACTTAAAAAAGGCAAGAAAGAAATTAGTGCATTTGAAAAGCAAGTAAAAAACTTTGGTAAAACCTTTGCCGCAGCATTTTCAGTAACAGCATTAACTAGATTTAGCAGAGAAGCAGTAAAAGCGTTTGCAGCTGATGAAAAAGCAGCCAAGTCTTTAGAGGTTCAATTAAAAAATACAGGGTTTGCATTTAGCGCCCCTGGTGTTGAGTTATACATAGATAACCTACAAAGATCTACTGGCGTATTAGATGATGAATTACGCCCAGCATTCCAGCAATTATTAACAGTAACAGGATCTATTACTAAAAGCCAAGATGCCTTAAATACAGCCATGGATGTATCGGCTGCAACAGGTCGATCATTATCTCAGGTTACAACAGCCTTATCACGTGCCTACGCTGGCAATACAACAGGATTAAGCAGATTGGGTGCTGGCTTAGATAAAGCCTTATTAAAGACTGGCGACATGGATGCAATTATGGCCGAACTTAACAATAAGTTTTCAGGCCAAGCATCAGCCAGATTAGAAACTTATGCTGGAAAGATGGATCTATTAAGAGTTGCAACTCAAAACGCCCAAGAGATAATCGGTAAAGGTTTACTAGATGCATTATCTCAATTAGGCAAAGATAACAGTATCCAAAATGTAACAGATAACATGGAAGATTTTGCTACTGCTACAAGTGAGGTTTTAGTAGGACTAGGCAAGGTTGCAGGTAAGTTAAAAGAGATAACCAATATACCTGGAATGGATGGTTCATTTTTAAGAAACATACCTGGCATTGGTGCGGTGTTACGTGCTACAGAAGCATTAAGAGGCGCAGGTCGTCAAACATCAGATCGTGGCGGCCAAGAAAGAACTGCAGGTCGTGTCTTAGCTGCTCAAAGAAAACAAGAGATAAAAGCATCACAAGATGTCTTAAAACTTAGAAAACAAGAAATTACCGCATTAAAGGCTAAAACTGCTTTGGATCAATTAAAAGAAAAGTTTGATATAGAGCTGATTGGATTGCAAAAAGCACGTAATGAAGCCACAGATCAAGAAGTCAAGTTAAGATTAAACGGCTTAATTGCTATTGCTAAAAATGATGAAGCGCTAGCTAAGAAAGCGTTAGCCGAACTTGCTGCCGCCGAAGCAGCCCAGGAGTTTGCTAAAAAGTTTAGTATAGCCCTAGAAGCTGTTAGATCTATGACTGATAAAATTAATGATTTTATTGCAAGCCAAGTTACAAGCTTTGATGATGCTTTAGAATCTGTAAAATCATTAAACCTTCGTATTGCTGCCATGATTGCTAAATTGGGTACAGGTATGGACGATAAAATTGGTGGCAAAAGCGGCACTTATGATTATGCATTGGCCGAAGTTAAAGCAAAAAACGAACAAATTAAAGCCTTTGAATATAACTTAGGCATGGAAACCACTAGAGAATTAAACGCTCGTATTGGAGAGTTTGTAGCCCAACAATCTTCTAGCCAAGCACCTACAGAAATCCGAGTTACAGTAGATGCCAATAGCGATAGATTAAGCCAGGCTATTGCCGAAAGTATTCAGGTGGCAAACAGATCTGGCTATAGCACAGTACCAGCTGGATTTATAGCATGACATTACCTGTCATAAATGCAATAATTAACTTTAGTACTGGCCCCAGTTTTGCTCAAACTCTTATTTTAGGTGAAGGCAAATTAGACGTAAATATTTTGGGAGATGCCACAGCTGTAATTGTGGATGTATCTAATCAAATTAATCGTATTGAAACTAACAGAGGCCGTACTGCACTTAGCGATCAATTCCAAACTGGATCTATGACCTTACGCATAATAGATCAAAATGGCGATTTTAATCCACAAAATGTATCTG